GCTCTAGCCCCCTATATAAGTGTAACGGCTGAGTTCCACGAAGCCGTAGAAGGCAGGCTTTCTGCCTGCCTAATGAAACCCTTAAGCTTTGGTGGGGATACCTCTGTCTATCCCCCTGTAGACCTCTACAGGTACAGGAGATGACTTGGAAAGAAATTTAACCCCCGAAGAAGCCAGGAAAGAACTAATAGACCAGGTCCGCCAAGGGCGGACTATTACCGATGCATTAAAGGTTATTGGTCGTTCTCGTTCTTGGTATGACACTCAACGGCGAGAAGCCGAAGGCTTCTCTGCTTATATAGATAATGCTCGGTTAAGAACCTCTGACCTGGCAGATGAAGCTCGCTCTGGTCTAAACGACTTCGCGAGCTTTTCTGAGAAATACCTGGGAGCTAAAGTCTGGGACCACATGCTTAACGTGGTCGATATGTTGGAAGGTAAGGAACCTCGCTGGATACACCAAGCGATGACTTACGAAAAAGGGTCGGCGGGTTTGTCCCGCCTCTTGGTAAATGTTCCTCCAAACCATGCCAAGACCATGACCATCACGATTAACTACGTTACCTACCGCGTAGTTAAAAATCCCAACATCAATGTGATTGTTATTTCTAAAACCCAAGAGCAGGCAAAGAAATTTCTTTACGCTATCAAGCAACGCCTGACTCATCCTCGGTATGCAGACCTACAAGCAGCCTTTGGTCCTACCGATGGGTATAAAGCTACCGCCGACATGTGGTCGGCTAACAAAGTTTATCTGGGTGCGGATGTCCGCGAATCAGATGCCAAAGACCCAACGATTGAAGCAATCGGTATGGGCGGTCAAGTATACGGAGCACGTGCTGACTTAATCGTACTTGACGACGTTGTTACGTTATCCAACTCAGCAGAGTGGGCGAAACAACAGGAGTGGATTCGCCAAGAAGTTGCCAGCCGTCTTCCACCAGGTGGAGGGCAGCTTCTTGTCGTTGGTACTCGCGTTTCGGCAGTTGACCTCTATAAAGAACTACGAAACCCACAACATTACACGGACGGAATCGTACCGTGGTCATACTTGTCCATGCCTGCCGTATTAGAATACGCAGACGACCCGAAGGATTGGAAAACCCTTTGGGCTAAATCAGAGCAACCTCTTATCGAAGATGATATCCCAGATGAGAATGGGAACTTTGACCGATGGACAGGACCGCGTCTAACCGCGGTCCGTAATGAGGCTGGTCCATCCAAATGGTCTTTGGTTTACCAGAACCTCGATATAGCAGAGAATGCAATCTTCGACCCGATGTGCGTTAGAGGCGCAGTCAACGGAATGAGAAAATCGGGTGCGCTGGTTGCAGGCGCTGCTGGTCATCCAGATTCACCGCAGAACTTCTACCGAGTTATCGGTATTGACCCTGCTATGTCTGGTGATACCGCAGCAGTAGCTTATGCAGTCGACCGCAGAACACAAAAGCGCTATGTCATGGACGTTTACGTCATGAGCAGCCCCACACCTGCAGCGATTCGCTCTCTAATTCGAGAATGGACGGATGCTTACAAGCCTCATACTGTCATCGTTGAATCCAACGCATTTCAGCTTTTCCTAACCCAAGACGAGGAAATTAGAAACTTCCTCGCAACTCGCGGCATTGCATACCGCCCACACTACACAGGTAATAATAAACAAGACCCAGAGTTTGGTGTAGCTTCTCTGGCTCCGTTATTCGGAACCGTTACTAAACGTGATGGCAACAATAACAACTTAAAGCATGCTGCCGATAACATGATTGAGTTACCAGACTCTTCACGAAACGAACATGTAAAGAAACTAATAGAGCAATTGGTTGTTTGGCAACCAGGGGTTCAAGGTAAGAAACTTAAGATGGACGCTGTAATGGCGCTCTGGTTCTGTGAGATTGTAGCCCGTGATGTTTTGTTAACATCTTCAGGTATACCAAATTTCTTGAAAAATGAATTTACCCCACAAAAAGCAATAGAGGACAGATACATAATTAACTTAGATGATTTAGCTGCCTCCCAGCGAATAGCGAGATTGTAATAATGAGAGAACTTGTACAAGCATACGAGCAAATAAAGACTCGTAATTCCGAGCGCGATAAACGCATGCGCGAGGTTGCATTGGTCCGTTCTGGAAATGCCGACCAAGTATTTAGAGGATTGTTTCCTGAAGGAAACTGGTCCAAGCCTATCATTGCCAACCTCATTGATGTTGTTGCTCGTGATGTTTCTGAACAGGCAGGTGTGCTACCTACCATAACAGCTGCTGGAGATTCATCTCTTGATGATAACCAGCGTACCAAATCTGATAAAAGAACTAAGATTGCTAACTACTATGTAGCAGCATCCAAACTTGGTATAGAGCTTCTGCGTGGCGCAGACCAGTTAGGCACTTACGGATTCTGCATACTTAGAGTAGAACCTAACTTCAAAGAAAGAAGACCACACATCCATGTCGAGAATTCCATGGGTGCATATTATGACGTAGATAGATTCGGAGAAGTATCTGTTTATTGTCGTGCTTACTATCGCAAAGCTGGTGACTTAGCAGCTAAGTTCCCAGAAGTAGCAGATAAGATTTTAATTAGCAGCGCATTTGGTAATCGTGCAGATTCCAACCAACTTATCGAAGTAGTTAGATGGACTGATAAAAAGCGCACTGTAATGTTTATTCCAGAACGCGGAGGTCTTGTACTTGCCGAAACACCAAACAAAATCGGTAGAGTCCCGATTGCGATTGCTCAGCGTCCTTCGCTTGATGGCGAAACAAGAGGCGCATTCGACGATGTTCTGCCAGTGTACGCAGCGAAAGCCCGCCTTGCGTTGCTCACTATGGAGGCTGTTCAAAAGTCTGTTGAAGCTCCTCTTGCTCTTCCCAATGATGTTACTCAGCTTTCCATTGGTCCTGATTCGGTTATTCGTTCGAACAGTCCTGAGAAAATACGTCGTGTAAACCTAGACGTACCGCAATTTGCATTTGCTGAAAACAATGTTTTAGCAGATGAAATGAGATTAGCAACCCGCTTCCCACAATCACGTGTTGGTGAAGCAGAAGGTTCTATCGTTACTGGTCAAGGTGTTAAAGCACTTATGGCTGGATTTGATTCACAAATTAAAGTTGTTCAATCAATCCTTGGTGAAGCAATCGGCGAAGCAATATCCATTGCATTCGCTACAGATGAAACATACTTTACTGATGTTACTCGTGAAGTATCTGCAACAGCCAATGGCGTTCCATACAAATTAAAATACAAACCATCAAACGACATCAACGGAAACTATGGAGTAACGGTTGAATACGGTTTGATGGCAGGTCTTGACCCTAACCGTGCATTGGTATGGGGTCTACAAGCACGAGGCGACAAGCTAATCTCTCGCGGGATGCTACGTCGTAACTTACCGATTTCGCTCAATGCTGGAGAAGAAGAGCGAGCAATCGACATTGAAGAGATGCGTGATTCACTTAAGTCATCTATCTCACAACTTGCTCAAGCAATACCAATGATGGTAACGCAAGGACAAGACCCAATGTCAGTTGTTGAGAAAATGGCAACCGTTATTGATGAACGTAAAAAAGGCACACCGCTAGAAGATGCAGTTGCTAAAGCGTTTAAGCCAAAACCAGCACCACAAACACCTGAAGCTCCAGAGATGGGGCAACCAGAAGAGCCTATGGGTATGGGTGGCGAGATGCCACCAATGCAGCAAGGCAGACCAGCAATGCAAGAACTGCTAGCAGGTCTTACTGGTGGAGGAAATCCAAATCTAGCAGCGAGAGTCACTCGCCAAATACCAGCATAATAAGGAGAAACAATGTTCGGAAGACAAGGAAAAGCAGCTAAAGCTCCAGTTCACCCAGGACACCAAGGCAAGAAGAATGGTGGCAAGGGAGTAGGACTAGGACAGGTCGCTAAAGCCCCAACACCTAAAGGTATCAAGGGCAACAACACAAAGCTTAAGTAAGGATAACCATGGCGAAAAAAAAGTATCCCAGGAAATTTCGCCAAGCTAGAGCAGCAGCAAAACCCGCTGCCAAGGCAGCGTTTCCTGGCAAAGTAAAAGCCAAAGTAAAAGACCCTACGGTCAAGTATTCTGCTGACGACGCTAAAATTCTTAGAGAGATTAAGGATGAAGCTAAGAGAGGTTATATTACCGATGATAAAGGTAATAAAGTTTACTCTAAGCCTACCGAAACAGCTAAAGAACGTATTGCTCGTGAACGTGCAGAAGCTATGCGTAAGTTCCGTGAGGATATGGACAAGATTGCAGAAGAAGATGGCAAGAAACCAAAGAAGAAACTTGCTGCAAAAAGCGCTGCAGAAAAAAAAGCCGCTGCAGAAGGTAAAGCAGCAGCAAAAAAAATAAAACCTCAAATTAAAAAAGCAGTTGCAGAGGCTAAAGCAATTCGCAATGCTAAACTCCAAGGCAAGGCTGCTGCTAAAGCAAATGCGCCTCAAATTAAAAAAGCAGTTGCAGCCGTGGTGCAAACCCGTGCTGAGAAGTCTGCTGCCAATAAAGCTGCATGGAAGAAGATGACTCCAGAAGAGCGCAAAAACTGGAAAGCTACTAAGCCAGGCGCTAAAGGCGAAGTACTGATTCAAGGTAAAAAGTATGATGTAGCAAGCGGTGCTGCTGATAAGAAAATGGAAGAACTTAGAAAAGGTCAAACACCAAAATCTGCTGCAGCAAAGACTCCTGTATACAGCATTACGGATGTTCAGCCAGAAAAAGCTACACCAGGTGCAAAGAAAGCTAAGTTTGTACAGAAGAAAAGTGGAGCTAAGGTTGCTACAACAACTAAGGCTACACCTAAAGCTGGTAGCACTGTAGCGGTTCGTCCAAAAGGAACTGTAGCTACAACAGGTTCAAAGCCTAAGCCAAAGGCAGCAGCTGCTGGCGCAGCAAAGAAAACCAGTAAGTTAGCTAAGTTTGGTAGAAAGTTTGCAATAGGTGCTGCAGCAACTGCAGCAGGTGCTGAACTTGTATCTCTTGCTAAAGGTTCTACCTTCAAGGATATAAAAGAAATTGACCGTTTAGAAACAAAATTAGCCAAACTTCAAGGAAAGAAATCTCCAAACGCAACAGCAGGTGGTCGCCTAAATCAACTTAGAAAACAAACTGGCGGAAACTTATCAAATCTTGCCAACTTAGCAACCTTTGGTGCTGTTGGTCAAACACGTCGCGGACGTATGGATGAACTTAATAAGTTGATTAACAAACAAAAGAAAGCTAAAGGCGCAACTAAAGGTTCTAATACTGTCCCTGAATCTAGTAGACCTTTTGGCGGTAAGTCAGTTGGTGGTTCAGCAACCACACCTGGTGCTGGTGGCTCAACAACCAAAGTAACACCTGGCAGCG